GCCGTAGCCAACTTTAGTGCATCTTTACCCACAGCAGTATTAAAACTCGCTGTTATATTTGCAGCTAAAGTATTTATTCCAATTGCTGTATTTGATGCCCCAGAAGTATTAGCTGTAAGAGCATTTTTACCAATTGCAGTATTCTCTCCACCACTAACAGAAGCATCTAAAGCACTTTCTCCAAGAACAGTGTTACCTGCAACAGAGTTTGCTCCTTTTCCTACAGTTATAGAATTTATTGTTGCATCAGCAGCCGAAGTTACACCGCCTGTTAAAGTTCTTAAATCAATCCAGCCGTCATTTGCTGAATTACGCATTTTTAAAATATTATTACTTGTATCAGCCCACAACATATATGCAGCAGTGGTACTAGGAGCAGAACCAGAACTGTTATTTGTTAATACAGCTTGCAGTACATTATTTAAGTCTGTTCTTACGTTTGCTCCAGTAGAATTGTCAATAACATAATCATGTGTAGCCATTACTTAACTCACTTTTTTATCTAAGGTTATCATAATTCTAAGAACCACGCCCAAATCCTACAGCAGTAAAACTGAAAGTTTTATTAACAGGATTGCTGCTGCCATCTATAAATTTTATATTAAAACCAGTTCCAGAAATACTTGAAAGAGTAAAAGTTTCTGTTGCAGCCAAATCATTTGTTGTAATACCAATACTAGGTAGTTGGGTATTAGCACCAACACTTGTACCGCTTTGTCCAGTAAAAAATGTATTTGTAAAAGTAATGTCAAGACCAGAAGCAGATGTGCCAGAAGCAATATTTGATCTTTGTTCTGTTCTTCTATCTAGTTCTGCTGTATAACCTAACTGGTCTATTTCTATTGACTGTGCAGGGTCATCTGAATCCATTTCACATCTAAATTTAAAACCACGACCAACATAAGTTCCATTTACAAAAGGATTAAATATAGAAAATTCTGCTCCATAAGTACAAGATGTTCCGCTTGATATTGTTGCGCTTGTTGCTGAAGTAACTGTAAATGTATTTGCACTAGGAACTGTTTTTATTTCGTAGTTACCATCTGTGGCACTACCAGCAGTAAAATCTATAACAACAAAACTACCAACAGAATAACCATGCGAGGATTTGGTAATAGTTATTGTTGTACCGCTTTGCTCGTAAGTGGCAGAAGTAGATAAATCAGGATCTAAGTCAGTAGTTGCAACTAATAAAGATGCCCCTACGTTTACAGCAGTAGCGCCATCAAAATCTGTCCAACTATCTATGTTTGCCGATCTTTTATCTATTAAATCATTAGGATAATAACCTTGAGTTACAAAATGCCTTCTTAGTCTTAAAGGTTGTTTACCACCTAAATCTAAAGTATTTGCAAACTCATAAGAACCACCAGTAATATCAACAGCACCTAAAAAATCAAAATCTGCGATAGCATCAAAATCTGCAACTCCATCTAGTTCATCTAAAGAACCTAAAACAAGACCATTAACCTCATCACTAAAAAAACAATCAACTTTAGCACCAGCAAATGGTGGACTGTCATTATCTTCCCTATCAACTAGAACAGCTAACTTTGGAAAAGGGTCAGGACTTGTAATAACAACCGAAGATTCACCACTACTTAACCTTCCACCATCATCTCTAAATTTTAAAATATATTCGCCTTCTACAATATTAGGAACAATAGTTTCATTAATGTTGCCCGGCAAAGCTGGAATTACATCAACAGAATTTGTAAAAGTACCAGAGCCATCTGTAAGGTTTGATGATCTAACAACTACGTTGCCACCATGAACTACATCTACATCTGTTGATTTATCAAAACGTAATCTTACAAATTGATCTGATATAGGTTCTATTCTTAAGTTGGTTAAATCTTGTGGCAATGCTGTTTTACCTACCGCTTCAAATGTTAAATCAGTTGAAGTTGCTGATAACTGTTGTTGTACGTTATAGCTAAATACTTGGATTTCATAAGTACCAAGTTGACTGTTTAGTATCTCAAAGTCAGGTCTTGAAACTCTTTGTGTTACATAGTTTCCATTTTCATAACGATAGTTAACTTGATATTCAATAACACCAACTATGGGAGCCCAACTAATAATAATTTTTGATACCGCTTGGTTATTTATCGGAACAATTTTTTCTACCGCAACTAAACCTGTTGGTGGGTCTGTAAGTTCATTTAATATGCTTACATTTCTAGCTGGTAAAGCACTACCATCTTCTATAAAATCATATTTTCCAGAAGCAAAAGACAGAGCAGTTATTGAATAGTTAACACTTTCTTGTTCTTCAACAGTAATAACTCTAAATTTCTGAGCCATTATCGTTGTGTTTTGTATTAACCAAACAGTATTTACATTAGGTGTTTGAGAGAAAGCAGAACCTACAGTAATAGTTCCAGCAGAAATACTAGATATGGTTTTACTTTCAACAGTTCCATCTGGTAAAACAAGAGATAAAGTTGCATCACCTACAGGATTACCACTAGAATCTACAGCAAAATCTGTGGCAGCAGTGTCATCTACAGTTACCACTGTGGTAGATGTAACAGCAGAAAGTCTTCCACCTCTTCTTACACCAGCACGAACAGGGTCATTGATTTCTATTATGGCTCCGGGTCTTACTACAGCACCAGCATCAATAGATGTAGAGAAACTTACAATTTCTGATTCATTTTGTTCTGTAAATAATATTGCCCTACCTAATCTTGCTGCTTGTCCTCTTGACGTACAACCAAAAGCTTTTACTTGTTTTACAACAGTGCCTATCTTGGAAATAGCAGTAGCATCTTCAACAACTTCATAATCTATTTCTTGACTATCCATATTAAAATATGAAACTGCTACAACACTATGTCTTTGTTTTAAACTGCTGCCAGAATAACTAAAACCTTCAGAAGTAATATTGCTTAAATTAAATAAATAACTTGCATCTTTTGGTGAATCTTGTGTAATTGTTATTGACCCAGCAGTCCAAATAGGCATACATCTCATTACACCTGATAGCTCATTTATCAGATCAAAAGCTTCACTTGATGATTGGATATTTACATTGCAACTAAATCTGGCTTCTGTACTGCCAAAACCATCATCTACTAATGTGTTTGAATATTTACTAGCGGTAACAAAAGAAAATAAGTCAAGATTACTGTCTGTTATATGATCGCCAAAGCCATATCTTGTATCAGTTAAAAGGTCTAATAAAATCATGGCAGGGCAAGAAGTCCATACCGCAGCACCCATAACACCATTAAAAATATAACCAGAAGGATAAACAATACGACCAGTTGTAGAATCAACAGTTGGCGTACCAGAACTGGAAGCACCAGCACCCGGAATCCTTACCTTTATTCCTCTAATTCTAAATTTTCTTGAAGGAATGGAACTAAATTGCTGTGAATCTAGTCGTATTGCGTTGTAAGCAGAGTTTGCATATGTTGAAGCATCATCTATAACTTCAGAAAAACTTGTCCATTGAAATTCATCTATTAAAGATGTATCTGTACTGTCTGCAGTAATTCTTGAAACTCTTATATCAACTGGGAATGAACCAGTTACTTCTACAGAAAAATCTTTTTGATATGCGTCAGCAGTTCTACCAGTAACAGTATCAGTATGAACATCAGTAAAACCACCAGAGTTATATTGAACACTAATTTTAAAAGAAACAGTTGAACCTAATAAATCACCTTCATTAGTAGCTTTTTGGATCTGCGGAAAAGTAATTGAAACCTTAATACGATCTACAGATGTATTTGTAATTTGTCTTGTTACAGGCGTTGCAGCAGTAACAGTTACACCAACTGGAATTGTTGATTGGCTACTCTCTATTCCAGATATTTTTGTTTGATCTGCTGTACCAAATCTTCAGTTAAAAGTTACGTCTTGAAAATTAAAGTCAGTTGTTGCTGGACTTGCTGAAGTTGCTGTTGCTTTTAATATCGGTGTATCATTTAAAAATACATCCTTTAAATACGCATTTTTATAGGCTGTAGATGTTTTATCAGTAATACCTTCTTTTGATGCAGATGCACTTCCCTCTATTTCTCCTTCAGAAATAAGATCAAGAAAAGTTGCAAACTGTTTACTATGTAAAGTGTCAGGTGTTCTTGTTGGTTGTCTAGGAGGTGGTGGCGAACCACCTTTAGAACCACGAATAATTTTTCTTTTATCGGTCATACTTGTACCTGTTCTGTATCTATACCACCACTAATAACAACAGATCCAGTTATTATCTCACCATAAACAATAGGTACAGGAGTTCCAGCCCTACTTGTTTGCTGAGTACCACTAAAGCTAAATGACAAGCGAGGATCTTGCTCTGAGCTAAATTCTGGGGTTTTAGGAACAGGGAATAACATTCCACTTACACCACTAAGAACTAAAGCAGCACCAATACCAAAAGCAGCTTTGGCTCCAAGACCAGCAGAAGCAAAACCTATACCACCTCCACCAAAAGCCAATGGCGAGGTAAATAAACCACCAACACCAAAACTCATGGCGATTAAAGCACCACCTAATAAAATCTTTCCTAAGTTACCACCAGCACCAGAGATAACTGGGACAAACTTTATATCTGCTTGACCTATCGGATAATGCAATTCATCAGTATCTATTTCTTCTTGATCTAATAAAACTTTATAATATCTATTTGCCATATAACTTTCTAAGTCTGGAAAATTATTAATTAAAAAGCTTACAGCTTGTGCTGTTGTATTTACTTGAATGTCAAATTCTTTATGGCCAGTTACTTCTGCAAGATCGCCATACAGTTTAAGTTTACGGAGCATAACGTAACCTCATACAAGTACATTTTAATAACCATTCATTATATGGTTCTTTACAAGATATTCTATCTGCTAAATGATGCAATACATCACCATCTAAAAATATCGCCACATGATTTAAACCAGTTGTCATTATTGACATAAATAACAAATCACCATTCTCTAATTTTTCTTGTGGTCTTAATTCTTTAAAACCTGTTGCATCAGCACACTTTACAAACATAGGATTAGCAATAAATTCTTCTGGTGTTATAGGTCTTTCCCAATCCCTTAATGTTATACCAAGTTCTTGTTTATACCAATCTCTGACTAAAGCCCAACAATCAGTAACACCCCATACCCATTGTCTACCAATTAGAGGTGCTTTATAACCAGTTGGTTTATAAGATCCCCACTGTTCTGTTTTAGGATTAATAATATACCAAGGCAAATTTGTTTCTTCGCAACTTATCTTATCTGCTTCTGAAGCAATAGGTTGTGTTGTAGGGTGCGAGTGAATTATTGCAATAATATCTCCTAAGTCACTTCCTTTAACATAATCCTCTGGGTCAATAATAAAACATTGATTTGCCCAAGTAGATAAATTTTTACAAGCAAAATATTTTTCTTTGCCACGAATATTTAATAACAGACCACAAGATTCCTTAGGGTCTTGGTCTTTCGCATGAACAAGAGCATCTTGCTTCCAACTCATATTTTAATTCTACCGATAGAAGGAAACTCTGCTCTGGTACATTGTCTTTTTGGCGCACGAACACCAGCCAAATCAATAGGTGCAGCTAATTCGAACGATACAACCTCTCTATTTTCTTGAGACTTTCTATCAATACTATATATTTCTTGTGCAAACTCAGCATTAGGATCTGGTGTGCCATATGGATTTACATTACTGGCAAAATTAACAGCATCAATAAATTTGGCTAGGGTTCTTATTCTTGTAAGAGTTGCCCCTGTAAGATCATTGCCAGCAGTTGTTTCATTGACAGTAAGTAGTATTGAAGTAATAGTACCAAGTGCATTACTTACAGTAAGAGTTGGTCTTGGTATCTGGCCTTTCTGATATGCAAAGCCTTCTACTTGTACAGGGAATCTTTGGTATGAATTACCAGCCCAAACAATCTCGCCATTTGCATTTAGACTTGAACCAGCATGAAATCTATAAGTGGATGCAGAACCATGTAAAGCAGTAGTTGTTGTTAATGTAAAAAGTTCAATAATCGAAGAAGGATTTATGCCCTGTACATCACTTATAACACTGGAACTCATGGTTCAAAAACCTCTCTAAAAGTTGTACTGATCTTTGCTCTATTGTTGTAAGGTATTGTTTTCGACCAACTTTCACAAACAAATTGTTTTGCACCAGAAACAGTTACAGATACATTTCCACTATTGGTAGCACTTGCGGCTGCAGTAACAGTAAAAGTATTGGCATCAGCAGAAGAGGCAACAATAAAAGTACCATCAGTAGCAGAGCCAGAAGTGTAGTCTATGACTACTGTTTCGCCTATTGCTATCCCATGATTTGCAACAGTAATAGTAACCGTGGTTGCAGATTGGCTGTAAGTTCCTGTTTTTGATATACCTTCGCCCGGAGGGGTAAATGTAAAACTTGCTTGGTCATTTGCTCTACTATCTAAAAATGCCTCAATTACATCTGACTCTGTTTCAGTAACGTTGAATTGTAATGTATAAATCTTAGGGTTTTGATGTGCAGCTAACCCAAATAATATTCTATGTTCATAGCCATCAACAAATCTTACAATTCTTTTTACAGGATTACTTCTTTTTGTAAAACCAGAATATGTCGGTGTTATAGAAGGAAATGTAGCCATTATGCAAGTAAACCTCCGGGTCTTTTTTGTTGTACAATTTCTGCCTGTATAGCAGTAGAAAGAACAAGTCCTAATTCTCTACTCTGTTGTTCATTACCTTCAACATTAGAACCAGATGCATCTACATTAACAACAATATTATTAGTAACGCCACCACCTATTTGATTATTAGGAATTATGGTACCAGCAGAAGAAGGAACGAACAATTCTGGACCTTTTTCTCCTACTATTGAAGCTCTGCCAACAGGAGGTCTGCCACCAGCAGCAAAAGTAGGTAAGTTTGCAAATATTGAGCCCGGAAAAATAGCATTTAAGGCTGTATTAATACCAAGCCTTAAAAGTTGTGATGCTATATCATTTAGAATACCTTTTGCCGCTTCACCTAAAGATTTTGTATGTAAAATTGCTCCAACTAAAGCATCAGAAATACCAGACGCTATAGTATCTCCAATTTGTTTAAATATATCACCCTGCTTTTCTGCTGCTTCAGTTATTGCATCAACGTCTTTTTTTTGATTTTTTAAACCTGCATTGGCTGTAAGAATATCTGTAATTTTTTGTCTGTTCTTTTCACCATGAATATCAACAGCAGCATTTATTGCTTGTTGTAGTTCTACTTCTTGCCTATTCCCATCAAGATTTGATTGAAGTAACTCTCTTTGCGTTTCTTGTTTTTTTAAAAAATCAGCAAATTTTTTAGCTTTATCATCATCTAATTTATTTTCTATTGTTTTTGTTGCAACGATATTATTTGCAGCTTCACGTTGCAGATCCATTTGCTCTTTTATTGGTTTAATTGATGCTTGATTAATGTTTAGTTGTCTTTGTAATGAATTAATTGCTCTTTTATTATTATTTTCTTGTGCTTTAGCTAATCTCTGTAAAAGTTTTTGCCTTTCAATAAATAATCTATTAAATTCACTTTTTAATGCTTGCTCATCACCTTCTTTTAATGCTTTATTAAAATCTCGTTGCGATTGTGTTGCTTTAATTATTGCAGTTATAAAAGCACCAGCAGCAGTTGCTATAGCTACAAAAGGTAAGGCATTTAAGGCTACAGTAGCAAGCCCACCTGCGGCAGCCAAAGCAATTAATCCCGAAGTTACTACAGGAATAATTATTACAATACCTTTAGCAGCAAGAGCAATAGCTGTAAATATTGCTGCCGTTTTACCTAGTGGCGATTTTAAAAGTTCATCTGCAGCTTTTATTAAAGATGTTAAACCTTTTGTAACTGCAATCAAAGCAGGTTCTAATGCTTTACCTAAAGTCTCTGAAAAATCTCTAAATGCTTCGCCTAAGGAATCAACATTTCCAGCAAATCCTTCGGCAGCAGCTTGTGATAATTTATTATAACTTTCTTCAACAATACCCAAAATCATGGCATGAGCCTCTGCTGTTTTATTTGTTTTCATTAACTCTTTTATTACTTCTGTCTGTTGTTTTGTAAAAGCAATACCAGAACGATTTAAGTTTGATAAATTTCTTTCAGGGTCTTGCAATGCTTTTGCTAATTGCATAAATGAAGTATTAACATCTACTTGGTTTACTTGTGCAATATCTGCTGCTGCTTGAGCAACTCTTGAATATGCATCAACTCCAATATTTCTAAAACTTGTTAATAAATTAAAGCCTCTCGTAAATTCTTCTTGATTAAATAAAGTCTGATTTCCTAATCTGTCTGCTGCTTTTTGTAATTCATTAAGTTCAGTAGCACCAGCACCTAAATTTTTTAAACCCTGAGTTAAAATTGCAACATCCCTTTCTCTTGCTGTAAAAGTTCCTATTGCATTACTTACTGTTGCAACAGCAGCACCTACAGTAAGCAGTGGTCCAAGTGAACTAGCTAATGCAGCACCTAATCCTCTTGCTGCGGTTGATGTTGCTGCTAAAGATTTTGTGGCACCGCTTGCATTTCTTGAAAGCGATCTTGTTGCTTGCGAAGTTTTATTTAAAGAAGATATTGCATTTCTTGCTTCAACTCTTAAGGTAACTATACTTTCGGCCACTTAAGTTAAACAAAAATCTATTAATTATATACTACCTGTTTTTCGCTCTTTCATGCATCCTTTTTTCATTTTCATGTTTATTTTCGTAATAAGCAGCCCAATATATTAATTCCTCTTCAGTAATACCTTGTCTTAATTCTGTTAATGTTTTACCTAATTTAGTTGCGAGAAACAACTCAAAGTTAAGCCAGTTATTTCTCTTTAATCGTTTTTTGCTGTATTAACATCTAATTTAATTTCAAATAAAAATAATTCAATATCGTTTAAAACTTTCTCTGGCAACATTCTTTGTAAATTAGGTGCATCTGCTGCAGCAAACATTTTTGACCCATCTTCTTTTTCTGCTAATTGACAAAGTAGCTGTGTAGAAACCATTAAGGCATCATCAGTACCAACAGAAGTTTGAGCTTTCTGTCTATCATATCTAGTTAAAGGTGGAAAATAAATATCTATTTTTTGACCAGATGGTGTGTCTAGCTCGTACTTGCGTCTTGCAGACATTACATCACTAAAAGCATCAGTGATAATGTCTACTGTTCTTTTTGTTGTCATTAAA